CCAGTGTACTTGTCTATCCCGCTCCGCTGTGTCCTCATCACAGTTTCTGCGTACCTTTATTTTTCTCCGCGGGTACGGAGGTTCTCAGTCGTGTGTTTGTTGTGCACTGTTGCTCTCTACTGTTCACTGAATTACAGCATGGTGGCCATGGCCTTAGGCCCACTTTTCTTTTAGTTCCTACCACTGGAACTGTCGTTTGTATAGCGTAGTCGCTGTCCATTGTCGTTGTATTCCCCGTGCGTTTGTCCAGATTATATCTTCTATCTGTCTTGTCTTATTTACTAAGGGATACGCCCAGGCATAGGCTGCCTTTGCTACGTCGGCATGAACTGCTGGGTGTATTTCTGATACTGGAAATTGGAGATTACCTGTCATTATATCTATCGCTACACTTCGTCCCACTTTTCGGCTTAGGGAGGCTAAATTGTGAGCTGCTATAGGGTCCTGTTCTTTTAAGAATGCGTGTGGACGCTTATCATAATACACTGCATCGTCCATTATCTGTTTTATTCTCGGATAGGCGTTATAGAACGGTATTCGTCGTTCGTGCTCTGCTCTGTACCTCAATAGGTCGCGTACGTTGTTCACAACTGGTCTTTCATAATATAGAGTACGATACGTGACTTCATTCGTTGTGGGCTTAATATTTTTGATTGCGTCATTGAAGTTTTGCCTTGCTTGTTTAGACACGGCGGGAACATCGTCAGCTAATAGAGTGCTGTCGCACTGTTTCTGACTCTCTTTTTCGACTACGTCTGGGTTAGGCTCAGCGATATAGTCAGTGGTTAAGCGTTTAGTCATCAATCGGTTTCTTTCTTTCGTCTTGCGCTGTAATGTTGCAGTTATCGGCGTGTATGCGAGTTTCTGGTAACTTGGGAACTTCTCACTGGGCTCTATTCCTAAACCGCCTCTGTGGACAGGAGTTGATAAGTATGACCTTGGGACCTGATGTAATTGACACCAAAGTCCCGATAGCCCTCGCCAGATATGTTCTGTCTTGATTCCTCGTCTGGACAATATGTCTAGTGTGTCATGATAGTGTTTAACTGTTGAAGCTTCCTGCCAAGGTGCTGCATTGCTAGGTTTTCTTTGTATCAGTCCGGGAAGTGCTCGCATAGGATAGCCGAAGCACCTATCGTTACTATATCTTATTCTCAGAAATTCGGTTCCACTGTACAACAGAGCAAATTTTCCTATTCCTCCTATCACACCTATAGCGCTATAACATTCGTTCATTGCAGATGCTGACTCCCAATCAACGTATGTTAGTGAACTATCATCTCCTCTAATCTTTGAAAGGCTAGGGACGTTAAAGTGTAGTCCTACGGCTAAATCTGTAGCTGCTGCTGTCATATTTTTGTTCCAAGCATTTCCTATCACTGAGGTGATTCTCAGACCACTCATTAAACCATCCACTACTTTTACTATAAAGTCAAAGGTCTCTAAGTTGCATTTCAAGGTGCTGTCGTCAAAGTCTGCCACTGTCTGAGTAGCTATTTCGTCAAAATAACTCTGGTGCTCTCGCGGGACATTGTTCTTAGCTATCCAGATAATAGTTTTCCAGTCAGTCTGGAGTTCTTTGCGCTCGGGCTGATGATCGAAACCGTCGTAATCATATGGTAGAGAAAATTTTCCGATGATCGTATTCAACATATCTTCCATTCTCTGGCTCTGTTCGTCTAAAGTCTCATCTACTGTCACAGATGGCCACTGTTTGTATGCTTTGTGGGCTAGCCACATGACCCAACTCTGTTTTAGATAAGTCCACACGTCGGAACTGACGGCTACTCTTATCTTTCCAAGCTCAGCCTTTAGAATCGCAAAATTCTGCTGTCCTCGGTTCTTCAACGCGGATGTAGCTAACTCGTCTATCGACCAGAGGTCGATAAGCTGGTTCTTTCGTAGTTTTAGGTTCTTAGGTTTTCCTGGTTCTATCTCAATCTTTAGGTGACCTTCGGTCGAAGAACCACTTGTCGACCACTCGAGCGTTCCGAGCCAATCGTTAAAATTAAGGTAGTCTAAGGCTTCAGGCAGTACTTTTAATTTATTGCTATAAAAAGAATAATCATTAAACGGAAACGAGCGTGGCACCACTTCGCTTGCAAGGTCGCGAACCTGTTTTGGTATGTCGAACCCTGGATAAGGTGGGTTTCTATAACCTGTCATTGTGGCAGCTTCTACATAAAACCACGGGTTTGGATCCTCTAGGCCGTACATCTTTATCCTGTCATTCACTTTCTTGCTTACGGCGATGTAGTGGAGTATGTCGCCATCGAAGGCTCCGAGATATCGAAACCTAGTAATAAAGTTAGGTATCAGGCGACTTGCAAATAGTAAGTTGAGAGTAGTTATGTAGTCCCATCTAAGTGATAAGACGTATTTTTCTTCATCGGTTACGCGGTTATGGAACAGACGCCACCAATCTTGCATGCGTGTTATTCTTATCGATTTATCTTTCTTCGTCCTAAACGGAAATATTAACTCGGCTTCTTTATCACCACCTTTCAGTATCCATTCATGTGGTATATCCTTTTTATTAGGCTCCTTGCTTTTGGGTACTACTTTTCGTAAATCTTCCCATGTCTGATGATGCAGACGCGGGTTGAGTAGTACACCCTCATACTTGAGGCGAGGAAGGCATAATTCGGGATCATGTAGACACAGTATATACAATCTGCTTCGCGAACGGAGCCATTCTATTAAATGTAGAGGTATGTTATATACTTGGGTGAATTGTTCGTTTGTTATATTCCCTTCACGGTTTTCATTGAAGGCACGGATGATTAGTTTTTTGTCTCAGCTTCCTCCATTACTCCAAACCCTTCTGGCATCGCTTTGTTACCGGAATCGTTGAATAGAGCTGCTGGTTGTGCGGTTAAACCTAACATTACTGTCGGTAATGCTATCGGCAAATTACCAACTAAGAGAGACTGCTTCCTACCTATATCTGCTTCTGGCATTGTGTCTCCTAGGTAGATATATAAGGGCGCTTGGCCAGCTGGTCCACTGTAGCAGGCAATGGAATATGAAATTGTGTTCCAGTAGGTATTATTCTCCCAAGCTACTTGAGGAGCTAATCTTGTACCGACGCTCCTAGCAAGAACGGTGGCATGCTGGCCCACTCCGCTCAATTGCATTACAACTGTGTTTGCACCTACTGATTCCAATAAAATCCGGTCGTTTCCTATCTTATCACGTGATACTGTCGGCCAAGTATTTACGCCTACTATCGAATCACGCTGGCTAGCTAAGCAGGGCCAAATCTGCAGGTTGGCACCTAATTTATACCACGTTCCTTCAGACTTACCTTGAAATAAAGTATTTGCCATGTCCATCGGAGTCCACTCAATTGAAGGACCGAGTAACGATTGCATCCATACATTCGGCACATAGCTAGGGATTGTGTCATCTGCCTGCGCTGGGGCCCAGAAACCAGATGCTGAGGTCATAGCTGTAATAGGTCCAGGCACGTTTGCTACTGACATTTGTAAGCCCGTCAAAGCAACTACTAAGTTGTGAAGATTTAATGAGTAGGCAGAGACTATTGCTTGGTTCGTAACGAACAATTTAGAGAGGAAACTGGCTACTGGTAAAGGAGTGGATACGGCATAAGGATTATTAAGGACACTGACGGCTAATCGGATGTTGTGATGTATTGCTTGTCCTGCGGCTACCAGCTTTGCAGCCACTGTCCGTTCCTGTAAATAACCGAAGGGGCCGGGTGATATCTTAAGTGAAAAAACAAACTGAGGGGAAGCTGGTAAGTAAGCAATCATACATATAGCATTGAAGTATTCTACCCGAAAATCAAACATTGACCAGTGCGGAGCAAGATTCTGTAAAGGCGCACCACAGATACCTCCAGGTATGAAACCATTCCCTGGCCCAATGATCTTGCGGCGTCCTAGCCAATCCAAAGTTTCGCTGGTGAACCCAGCTGGTACGTATGCTACTCCAACTCCAATAGGTGCATCTCCTGTGATACGGGCACCGTGCGACAACTGACATACATAAGACAAAGCTAGTCCGGACCAGTGGTTAGCTTTAAATAAAAACTCAAAAACATTAATAAAACGAAGCCAGGTTGACTCAGTCATTTGGTCGATCCAAGAGACGATAAACGAAGCAATACTCTGGTTTCCTACTCCTGGCGCGTCGCCAACCATACGCGTGAGGATTGGGTTATTTGCAGGGACGTTAGTGACAAATGCACCATACCGTGGTGGGTGTACTGTTGCTACTTGCACTCCGGGCCCTCCCATCTGTGCTAGAAGAGAGCCAGGACGAACGGGCCACAGCATCGAGATAGAGCCAGATATGGTAGCAGGAATATAGCTTAATGCTATGTTCGGTACATAATGTTCTTGGCCAGGATTGTTCCCTATTGGGTCAGTCGAATCTACTGCAATAACAGGCATGAATAGTGGCCATTGACTAACACAACATAGTAGCATGGCTAATGCAAGACCGGGCGCTTCGGAAAAACTGTTTAAAAGTTCGAGTGGCACAGCTAGGCGTGTAGTGTTTTCCTGAACACTACCCTCGGTTAGGTTAATAGAGAAAAGACCGGCGGCAGGTCCGACTGTAAGTGGTTGTTGACCGGCTGCTATATTACAATTTTCATCAAAGGCAGGACTTCCACCCCATAATAGCGCGGGCGGATTGTCAACAATAACAGAATTGCGAGAGACGTATTCGTAACGCGGATTCCATCCCGGTACTGTATCATTGTCAAAGCGACACACTGACTTATATGCATGAGCGCGGAAAAAGAAAGAACACATCGAGGTGGATGTCCTTGAGGTGCACATCATACCAGCCTCGAATATGTCAGGAGGAAATCGAGAGGTAGCTAGAAAGGTCGATGCTTGTGCGCGTGATACGTATGCATTCTTAATTATTTGGTCGTATGCGGGATCGATTGTCAGATCTTCTTCAGGGCCAGCGATTAGGCGTGCGGGTGCAAAGGCTAGGGGTTGGTCTGACGGGGCAAGAGGCTGGTTGCCATCGGCTCGCATATCTCGAGGGACACCGATAGTAGTAAAGGGCATAGTACTTATTAACCCAAGAATGGCGTTAGCAGCGTTTATTCGACGATATTGGAGGTATGTTTGACCACTTAACAACGATATGTTAGCAGCTACGGGCACAAACCCTAGTCCAAACTGTTGTGACATGTCAGTGATCGGGATACTTGTTTGTGCAACTATTTTCTTCTTTATTATGTCTGCAACTTTCCCCGAGTCCCAATACTTAGTCGTGTTTCCATTAAGAGCATGTTGTTCCGAATTTCGGACACGGGCAAGCCACTCGGCGTACCCGGTTTGGTCAAAGTATTCCTCTACGCTTAATAAATTATCTGTTAACCAGCTAGTAACTATTGATCGTGGTAGATTGTAAGGTTCAAAGAGTAACCGAGCAGCGTATGTTTTACATGTGTCAAGTTGCTCAGTTAGGGTAAGGTGAGAGAATATTTCTCGAGCCTTCCAATTTGACGCTGATCGTATGGGTTCAAAATGAGTAAGTCTGAAGATATGGAGTGCCCACTTAAGGGTTGGTTTCCTGGTAACTACCCAGTCGTGAAAATCGTTCACGTGTCTTAGAGATCCTACGATGCGTTGTTCAGCACTGCGCTGTCGGCTCAGACTCTCGTCGGGGTTTTTCTTTTCTTCATCCTTTTTATCCCGTCCCTTACCGCTAGAACCTTTCCTATCGTTCCCTTTTGCTGCTCCTCCCTTCTCGGAAGGCATATTAATCGCTTCTACCTTCGGCGCGGACATTGATGTCATCTCGTCTTCGTCACGCTCGGGTAGATGACTGTTAACTCGCTGTCCTGTTAGTATCGACTTATACCAGAAAATGTACTTTGGAACATTCCTTAAATGGTTGTCCAGCCAGTCATCTGTCGACGAATAAACTAGATCTTCTGCCTTCTTCGTCTCATCGGCATCGATCAAGGGTGCGGCGAGTAGATCTAATTTGATATCCACTTTAGGCCGGTATTGTGGCTTTCCTTTTACGCGACGACGTGGTTTAACCTGGTCGTCTTCGATGTCACTGACTGGTGGTGTGTTTGTAGTAATAGATGTTTTAACTACGGGTATAGGCTGAAAACTTTCTACTACGGTTAATTTGGGTGAAACTCCCATAGACAGGTCGACACTACCATACTGTTCGAAATCGTCAAAAGGACTGGTCTGACCGTTTCCATAGGGATTAAAACCACCCAGGCCTCCGTCTTTCGCTCCTGACTTAGGTTTCGGTGCTGAGGTAGTCTCTGGCCGAACTTCTGTTACCCAGACTGGTGTTTCTAACTCAAGCGGAACGCTGTTCGTTATAATCACAGGGACGGGATTGACATTTGCATTCATAACTGCGACGGGTAGAGGATCAAAAGGAGATCGGATTTCATACACTGGCACGGCGTCAGTTTCCACATTCGTAACGTTTGTTAACACTGGATTAGTGCTAGGATTTGTTACGAGGGTCTGTGTGTGTAGTGGTGCTGTCAATGACCCCAAAGTAGGAGTATAATTCAATTCCCAAGAGACACTAACTATGCCATTTGACGTGGTAGAAGGAGTAGACATGAAAGCGAACCAGAGTGTAGATGAAGTTGTAGAAAAGGGAATGTCTACATGGACAGTGAAGTTACGCTGCGACCGCCAATAACTTGTTCCGCCTGTGGTGGAGGGAAAGTAGCCCTGATAAGTAATGGGGAATCCAGTTATTCCTGCTTTAAGGGAAGCCGGCCATATATTAACTGAGGTACCAGCGGTAATTGTTGTTAAGGACGAGGAGCGGAACATAGTCATCTCTGTTCCGAAGGGTACGTAGGACCCAACGGGAAATAGGTTTGGAGGTCCAGTGGACGACGACGGCACAATAGCCCAATAAAACATTGCTGGCACAATGAATCCGTATGTCGTATCATAGACTGTGTGCTCTATATCAAGGTCCAAAGAGACGGCAGTGTCAGGACTGACATTAAATATTGCTGAAGATCTAAAACTGTCCTGAACACAGTTAAAACCTGGAGGGTTGGTCCAGTTACTTGTCCAACAACCGGCTGTGATTGCGGCAGTTTGCCCATTCCCATAAGGGTTATATCCACCATATCCTCCATCTTTAGGGCCTTGCATGGCAACGAGTTCGGCGTGGAGTGTGGCGTACGCGTCTTGCTCGGCTGCAGCTTTCGTCATTCCTTGCCCAGCGGTCTTAAGTGTGACACCCTTATAGGCTGCAATTATCGTGGCATCAAACACGGTTTGATGCGGTGGGCCAGATAATTTAAAACTACATCCTGGCATCTGTAGACGTGCCTGGTCAAAGAATTCTTTAACTGCGCCTTTAGCGTTATAACCCACTTGTGTAGAAGTGACCATATTTGATGAATTCCTGGCAGGTATATTGCGTGGAATGTGGGGTGCTGGCATGCCCAAAGAAAAACTAGGGTTAGGAGGAGGACTCCCGATGCTAGCCAGAAAGTGACTTGCTCTGAGCGAGTCACTAGCAGTAATTGAAGGCGAGGACGCAGTTACTGACTCTATTTTGCGAGGTGTAGCGTTATCGAGTCTAATGTTATGTGTAAGTGCATGCGCCGTAATCGTCTGTGAGATTGTTCGTATCAAGAGACCAGCTGCTTCATTCTGGCGTCTCAATTCTACATTCTCACTCTGAAGCTTGTCAAAAGCTTCCTTATTAAAAGAGGCCTTTCCATTGATTTCACGCTCAAGGTCGGCTACTCTTGTCTTATTCAATAGGATAAGATCTACTAAATCATCCTCTGTCATTTGCGCAACCGCAACTTTTAACTGAGATCTATCCACGGATGATTGGATAATCTGCTTGCCGGCTTCCCGGATCTGTAATAGCATTTGTGCTAACGCATTATCGTTAGCTGTAACTGACGGTGCTTCTGCACGATTAACTGATGAATTCATTCTAAATATTTTACTGTGTAGTAAATTTAACTTGTTTTATCTTGTGTATACTTTTATAAAAGTATCCCCTTGTATAAAGTACTGTAGTCGAGGTCTGTCCTTCAGTAAGTCGAATACGGTACTTAAATCACTTTATGCCCATAAACTAAGGCGTATCAGCAAGCCCCTAACCCTATCCCGAGCACGGGAGTACTCCCCTTGTCCTCGACAGTAGTGCACACGTCACCCCCATCACAGGAGTGAATATACATAACTTTGGACTTAGGTACATCTTGTTTTTTGTCCCTTCCCAGACTCGCTTCGTATGCGCTGTATCTGGGTTAAACGTTTTAAAATGTTATTTTTCTAGCCACCCTTTTTCTCCTTATCTTATAGATTTGAGTTCCTTGTCTGGGTAAACAAAATCACTGTAGGCCGTCGATGTCCTACAGATCACGTTTTGCTATCCATACAAGGGGCGCTCAGCACTATCCCTTTGGGAGTCATGGTGATCTTAAGTTTTTATATTTTTGGTTACTAGCTAATTAAAAAGAAATATAAGTACAGAGTACTCTCTCGGTTTTGTCATAGTGAAGCCGAGGTTAATTCACTGAAACGATGGGGTTTTCCTTGCAGGCAAGCCTGCTGACGTTTCCTTAGGTGAACTACAGTGCATAACCGCACAGTTCTGACCCTTGCTATATCTGGCCACAGGTGTGTCTATATCAAAGAGACAGGATATCTAGACGTTACACCGCTATACTCATGTAACACCATCAACCCCTAGAAATCTTCTTACAGCATACTCCTGTCCTGTCTGCTAAACAGGCGAGTCCAAGGACATGGAAAATATACGGAACTGCCCCGTACGGCGTAGGAGTGGACCATGTCCCCTACGCATGAAAAGCCGTAACCCT